TTATTTAATGTGCCTGTCGTATCTGCTGGATAAATTAAGGTGTATCTATTCCAGTTAGTATCTGAAACTGTAATTGTTTTACTGCAAACCCTAGCATTATCAGTATCTTCTAATTCAACAGTATATACACCAGTTTTTGTTGCTTTTATGTAAAAAGAAAGAGCATATTGTTTTGCAGATGAAGTTCCTTTTGCAAAATCTTGAAGATTCTGTCCTTCCATTCTGTGCTGGATAATGAAATAATCGCCAGCAGCAATAGAAGTATCTGCTGTAGTGCAATCCCATTTTGTAGAAGCAGAAAAACCATCTGGAGTATCTGTGGATTTTGTTACAGCTACTTGTGCTCCACTACCATTATTTGTCAAAAATCTATCACAGGATAAATAGGCAGCAGAACCAGTGGCAGAAGCATCCCCCCTTTGATGAATCATCATTCCACCATTTATTACCTTGTTTCTGTTACTTAAATAAGAACTACCAATAGATGTAATGTTGGCAGTACACGTTCCATCGGAATTGTTGACAGTAATAGCAGCAGCACTAGCTCCTACCCCTTTTATCGAATTTACCTTGATCTCTGACATAATTAACTAGGTTCAGTAGGAAAAGTAACGGATGACATATCTAAATTACCATCTGCATCTAGTTTAGGCGATGCACTAGCTGGTAAATCACGCAAACTTTGACGATAGGTTTTCCAAGCCGAAGAAAGTGTTAAATCAGAACTAGCTCTCCAATCACAAGCTGCTAATCTATTATTTCTTTCAAGCCTTAAAAGTCTCATAGGTTCAGCATTATTTAACCTAGTCACTTCGGCATTAATTTCAGATTCAGTTGGTGCTGTTCCAGTATCTAACCATTTTAGGTCAGAATAATCTGAACCACACCAAGTCCATTGTTTATTTGGTTTTAAATTTACAAGTGCTAGTGATTTTGTGTATATCATGGTGCTATTTCAAAGATTGTTATTGAACTTTGGTCGCTATCAGTACCACCACTTTCATTTCCCGGATTAACTGATACCAATGCACCATCAATCTTTTTTATTTGACATTTAAAAGTAATTGGACTAGTACCCCCTGCACTAACTTGTGCATCTAGTATTCCAGTTACACAATCTCTTACACCACTGTCTGAAACACTATTATAGGCATAGTTTTTTGATCTTAATTCAATCGCTGAAATTTCTGTTGAGTCTTTTAATAATCTTATACCAATAGAACCTTCATAGCCACCAGTTTTTATAACTAAACATTGTATATGTGCAACTACGTGTAATGTATTAGATGCCGATAATGGCGTATGATTTACTGTTAAATTACTAACATCAAAATATGAAGTACTTGTTCCATCACTAAAACTTGCAGTACTTACATAAGATGTTTTAACAATCTTACCTAAACCAGTACTCTGATCTGTAAGCATTGTTCCATCTGCAATGTCAGGTAAAGTTATAACTCTGTTATTACTAGATGAAGAGGGTGCTTGTAAGCTGAAAGACCCACCACCTGATGCTGCGTTTAGTTTAATCTTTGCTGTCATGGTTAACTAGGCTTGGGGTTGTCAGTTTTTACCTTTTCACAGGCAGCGTAGTATTCTTCTAGTTTAGTCGAATCTCCCTTACTATTCCAGTACATTGCATCTGCAAAATCTCCTAAAGATGGATATAAAGGTTGTCTAACAGATTGGTATGCTGTTTTTGCATATTCTTCATCTAGCTCGGTTCTGGCTTTTGTCACAAGACTAGCATCTAAAGAAACTGACTTGCCATCTTTATCAAAAGCACCAAAATCGTCACTTACAGACACAACTGTTCCAGCGTATGCTTTATAAATAGCTTCGTGATCTAAACTCATGTTGGGTCTACCTCATATAATGTAATACTTGAAATCATAGTGAATCCTGTGCTTGATGCTCTTCTATTTATGTATCTAGTATTAGAACCTGACGTTGTAGAAGCCCAATACATTTGATAAGTAATTGAACTTGTTGTTGAAGGGCTATCTAAGAAATCAAACCCTCCACCATATAACATTAACTGGTGATCTTTATTGTAATGTAAAAAAGCACAATGTCCGTATGTAGAACCAGCACTTCCTCTAGCACCTGTAACTTCTGAACCATCTTTATATAATCGAAAAGCAATTCCATCACCAGTTGTTGCAGAAGCACAACCAACTTTTACAGAAACTAAAACTTTATTACTACTAGATGAAGGTGTTATTGAACGAGTAAATCCAGAAATTGCGGCATAATCTGTGTTTGATGAAGTTTGTGATACAGCACTTGTTAAAACTGTTTGTACAACTTGCAAAACTTTACCATCACCAATACCAGTTCCAGTAACACCGCTATTTGTAATCGCCATCCTTTCAACACCATTGGTTGAAAATTTTATAGTATCTGCTGCATAAGATATTCCGCTATTACTGTCTTGCCCACGTTGACTTGGTGCGGAAACACTTCCATCTACTGTTGCTATTCCTGTTGTTCCGTCAATAACAAAAGCCATAATTAAACGATAGAAACCACTGAACCAGCAGGGATTGTAAGAACTGCGTTAATGGTCAATGGGCCAAAAACTCCTGCATTTATATTAGACGTTCCATCACCGATTGTATAGTCTTGATCCATCTGATTCTCATTTTCGTGGAATATGGCCTCTGAACCGCCACCAGTCGCTCCACCGCCTCCACCAATATCTCCCCATGCTCCGTTTTGATACCCTTCAAATTTGTGTGTGGAAGTATTATATCTAAAATCTCCATTAGCACTTGAGCCTCTATCAGAAGTACTCCCTGCTGGCATACGAACACTTGTTAAATAGTTATGAGTTACTTTTCCTGTAAAGGTCGCACCAGCTAAAGGTGCAAGTCCTAAGTTAGCTTGAGTTACATTTCCAATAGTTATAAATCCATTATTACTAGCGTTTACTATTTTTAAAAGATTTGAAGTAGTATTAACAACCAGCATATTTGCAACTGTGGCTGAATGTGCTGGATCAGATGAGCCACTATTCAAACTCTGTATAGCGGCAAAGACATTATTAAGGTCGGCTCTTACATTTGCACCGCTATCATTATTAATTGTATAGTCTGAAACTTGTGCCATAAATTAAAAGCTTTGTGCCTATTCTACCCTCCTTTAGCAAAACCGACAGCCTGATATGTGAAATTCCTATTTACTGTACTTGATCCGTTCTTGAAAGTAATTCTAAATCCAGTGCCTGTTATATTTGTTAATTCAAAGAAATCACCGCTTTGCATATTTTGACTTGTAATTGCAACGCTAGGTAACGCACTATTAGTGCCTCCCAAACCAGCAGCCCCTGTAAAAAATGGAGCTTGAAATGTTACATCAGTCGCACCGCTTGATGTTATCAATGCTGGGCTTTGTTCTGTTCTTCTTGTAAATGATGCCGTATAACCAAGCTCTGTAACTTTAATGCTTGCTGAAGGATCTGTTGATGCCATAGAACATCTAAATTTAAAACCACGCCCTTTGAAATTTGAGTTAGTAAAAGTTTGAAAAGCTGTATATGTTGGTGATCCAGAACTAGGGTCATCTTGGGTAATAGCAACTAAAACATCTGATGAAACATTTGCAATATCAATACCATCAAAATTCTGTCTGTTATCTAAATTGTCTATTGCGTCAAAATTATCATTAGGTAAGAAACCATTAGATTTTAAATGACGTTTGAAGTTGACATTAAACACACCACCCAAATCTAAAAATGTAGTACCAGTAGCCCCACCAAAATCATAAGTACCAGATGAAGCAATAGTTAAAACTTCATCTAAAGTTGCTGTCCCATCTAAAGTATTAAAGTTTGTAATTGAATCAAAACCTAAATCTTGTAACTGTAAAAAAGTATTTGTGCTATCAAGCTCTGTGTTGGTTTTTGTTCCTTGAAATTTTGGATTATCTTGGTCTTCTCTTCTAGTTAATGCAGATAAAAATGTTTGATCCTCTGGTAAAGCTATGATTGCAGAACCTTCACCAGCACTTCTATTACCAGTATCATCAATAAATTTTAAAATATATTCACCATCTAATTTTGGTAATACTGCGGATGTAGAATTGCCAGCCACCTTATCAAGTTCCTGTGCTGTAAAAAATGTTCCAGTTCCATCTGTTAATACAGAATGTCTGATCTCCACGAACCCCCCATGAAGCACATCAAGAGAGGTAGATTGATCGAATCTAATCCTTACAAGATCAGTGTTTTGAATAGGCTCTATTCTTACATTTGTAGGAGTGTCAGGAAGTGCAGTTTTACCTAAAGCTTCAATTCTAAGAAGTGCTGGCTCTGCACTAGGTTTGTCAATTGCATTAAAGCTAAAGATTCTGACTTCATAAGTACCTTTTTGACTATTTTCTATGTCGAAAGTATTACTAATAACATTTTGTGAAATAAAATTACCATTATTAAATCTATATTGAACTTGATATTTGTTGACACCTAAAACTGGCTGCCAGTTAATAAATATTTTGCTTACAGCTTTATTATCAATAACAACAATTTTTTCTTCAAAACTTGGATTGCTTGGTGCTGGCTTTAAGTCTGTAAGAACAGTTGTTGTTCTTGTTGGTAGTGCAACACCATCTTCAACAAAAGCATATTTAGCAGAATCGTGAGCTAAAGCGGTAACATCAAAAGTCAAATCTGGGTTTTCTTTAACTGTGATAACTCTCCAAGTTGTTGTTTGTAGAGTATCGTTTTGAATTATAAAAACAGAGTTTGCGTTAGGAGCTTCGGCTTGATTGCTTGAATTTAAAAAAGCCGAACTTACATTTATTGTTGTTCCTGAAATACTTGAAATAGTTTTAGTACTTAGTGATCCATCAGGCATAATCACAGTTATTGTTGCGTTGTTTGTGGCATCTAAACTTGTATTTGTAGAATCATCAGCCACTACTGAGGTTGTTGTTGCAGATTTAATTTTTCCACCTCTTCTCAATCCAGCTTTTACAGGGTCACTTATAGAAATTATTTGACCGCACCTTACTAAAGTCCCAGACTCAGGAGTAATTTTAAATGTACAAGATTCACCTGATTTCTGTTCGTTATACAAAAACCATTTTCCCATGCGTGATGCCTGACCTCTACTTGTACAACCAAAGCTTCTAATAGTTTTTATTACAGTGCCATATTTTGCTATAGCTGCGGTATCTTCAACAGTTTCATAATCAATAGCCCTTGTTTCAAGGTCAAAATATCCAACATTAATAACAGTATGTCTAGTTTTTAGTGAAGAACCACTGTAGGTAAATCCTTCCTCCGTTACATTGGCAAGAGTAAATTGATAAACAGGGTCAGATGGTCGATCACCAGATATTGATATAGAACCAGCCGCATAAAATGGCATGACCCTCATTACTGAACAAATATCATTTATTAAATTAAAAGCCTCACGTTGTTGAGTGATATTAACGTTGATTGCAAATCTAGCCTCCTGACCGCCTTCCCCATCATCTACTAACTCATTGTTATAAACAGATTGATTATAAAATGTATATTGATCTAAAGAACTTTCTGCAACCGATAGCCCATAGCGGGTGTTTGTCAAAATATCCCAAAGCACCCAAGCTGGATCTGAGTGCCATTCTTTATCACTTTTAAATGTTCCGTTAAATGTTCCAGCATAAGTTATACGACCAGTTTGTATATCAACAGTTGCATTATGAGGAATTTTTGTCTTGATTCCTCTTAGCCTAAATGACCTTTTGGGTATTCTTGGGAAAGATTCTGCACTAAACCTTAAAGCTAAATGAGCAGTATCAGGATATGCGTTCTGTTTAAATATAACTTCTGTCATACTCGACCAGCTAAAAGCTGTGAACTCTGGACTTGTAGTATCAGCAGTGGTTCTGGACACTCTTACGTTTATAGGAAAGCTTGTATTTGCTGGTAAATTTATCAGATAATCTCTGAAATATGCACTGGTTGACCTTCCTGTAATAGTGTCATCTATTGGTGTGGTAATAGTTCCATTATTTTGTATTATCTCTATCTTTATCCCAGCACTAGCACCAGTTATCTCTCCATTATCTTCAACCTTTTGAATATTGTTGAATGATACTGTTACCCTTATTGCATTTACAGAGGTATTTGAAACGGCTCTTGTAATAGGATTCCCAAAAGTTACGGCAACTCCAACAGATGTTTCTGTTTCAATATTTGCAATTCCATTTATAAAAGTTTGATTAGATGTGCCGAATCTAGGTTCAAAACCTACATCTTTAAAATTAAAATCTCCATCTGCTGGTGCTGTATTACTTGCAGAGGTTAATAATAGTTGTGTTCCATTTAGGAATATATCTTTTTTGAAAGCATTGTTATAAGCAGTTGTGCCTTTTGTAAGACCAGCCTTTGATGCTGTTGCTGATCCTTCAATCTCTCCCTCTCCTACGACTTCAACAAGTGTATTAAATTGCTTTGATGAAAGCGTATCAGTAGGTAGTTCTGGATTAGTAAAGACAGTATCTTGACTAAATTCTTGTATGCCAGCCATTATGCGTCACCTCTGACTTGAACTGTGTCAATACCATTTGAAACTGTCACTGATCCAACTATAGTCTCTCCATAAATCAAATTAATCGGAACACCACTTTTGCTGATATTAGTTATCCCACTGAATGAATAGTTTGAGGCAAGTGAAGCAGGGTCTGTCGCGTCCATACCAGATGGACTCATAGAGGGTGGCTGTGGGGCAAGCATTGAAGTGACACCATCAATAATTAAAGAAGTACCAACAGCAGTAACAATCGAACCAATAATACCTGTGCCGACTACGCCAGAAATAACAGATGAAATACCACCACCTAAAACTGGTGCTATGAAAGGAACTAAAAAACCAGAACCAGTTGCAATAGGAATTATTTTAATTTCATTTTCGCCAGACATTGATAATGTTTCCTCAGTTATTAATTTATCTCCTGTCCATACTCGGTAGTTGTTATTCAATAAATGACCCTCTAACTCAGGAAAGTTATTATATAAGAAACTAAATGCTTGTCCTACATTGTTTAAATCAGCTTCAAATGTTGACTGACCTAATATCTGTCTAAGTTTTCCATATACTTTAATTGTTCTCAACATGACGATACCTTTTATAGATTGATTTTTGCATTTGAGAATCCAATAAATCTTTTGAACTTAGTCTACCTACTTGATGATGTAAAACCATCTGATCTCCTACATAAATACCAACATGACAGCCGATATTTTTACCCATACTAAACAATAACAAATCATCTTTTTTTATATCGTCATTAACTTCTATAAAATTACAAGATGGTATTTCATTTTCAAACTTGTTATTAGAAAGCATTTCATAGGGACTTTTTGGCCTTACCATATCTCCAGCAATCAAACCTTTTTCCTTAAAATAATCAACAACAATAGTCCAACAATCAGCAGCCCCCCAAATCCAAGTTTTACCAATTATTGATGACGGCTTATATCCAGAAGGTTTAAAACTATACCAATCTTCCATTTGTGGGCTGTAGATGTGCCAAGGCAAGCCAAGATATTCACAAGCTGATTTATCAGCCTCAGAAGGGAATATAGACCCCTTTGGGTGAGAATGAATAAGTCCTACAAGTTCACCACTATCTTCTGCATTTGCCCAGTCATCAGGATCAATAATAAAATAAGATATTTGGTCATTAGCTAAATTTTTACAAGGAAAATAAGTTTCTTTGCCTTTCACTATTGCCAAAAGGCCACAACTTTCCTTTGGTAAACAATCTTTAGCATGATTAGCAGCTTTTTCTTTCCAAGTCATGCGTCAATAAATGTACCAACTCCATCAAAATCTTTTCTGGTAATTTGTCTTTTTGGAACTCGAACATTTGCAAGGTCAAGAGCAGAAACCAACTCATACTGTACAACCTCTCTATTTTCTAAAACTTTTCGATCAAGGAAAAATATTTCATCAGGAAACTTGTTTGAACTTGGTGTTCCAAATGGATTTGTTTGAGTTGTAGATGATGTGGTTGAAGTCGAAATGGTTGTGTTGGGATTATTCATTGTAATTGTATTACCCATGCCATTGCCATGACTTGTGCAGTAATATCTCAAATCGCTTGGTGCGTCTGGATATGGTGGCTGAAAAGTTGTAATATAATTTGTCTGTCCAGCGTAAGTTCCTGTATTTGTTACACCAGTTGTATAAGAACCGCCACTGTCTGACTTAAAAGCAAGTTGATGATTTGCGTTGCTTGAATCTTCTTGGTTAAAAATATAAGTTGAACCTCGTTTCATTGTTATTACTGGTTTTTGTACTCCATTTAAAGCAAAAACATTATTGCCGCCAGAATCTTGCACCACTGTCACTGTGTAAGTTACAGTTTCAGCATCTGCTGGGTCAGCAATAGTCGTTGTAGTTGTTGAAGTCGTTGTGACAGGTGCAAAGTTTACAGCGTCAAGATTATCGGCTGTTGTTCTGATTCTGGTAAGTTTTGCTCCATTTAGATCGTTAGCTGGTGTAAAAGCATTTACAGATGCAATCAAAGTTGTAAGAGTCGATAAAACATTGCTGACAGTCAAAGTAGGTCTTGGGATTTGTCCTTTTCCTGTAAACTCAAACCCTTCAGCTTCAACTGGGAATCTTGCGTAAGAGTTACCCTGCCATACAATCTCTCCATTACCGTTTTGATTTGATCCACTATGCCATCTATAAAGCTGATCTGATCCATGTATGGAAGCGATAAGTTGTAATTCAAACAACTCAATTATTGCTGAAGGATTTATTTTTTGAAGTTCACTGGTAGGTATTGCCATTATGGTTCTGCTACCTCCTCAAATGTAAGATTCATGTTTACTCTATTTAAGTATGGGATAGACCTTGATCGACTTGTGCATTTAAATTTTCTAGCACTTGATTCTCCTGTCATTGTGTAATCAAAAGAAGCTTGGTCATCAAATCTGCTATTTAAAAAAGTGTCTATTGTGTCAGCATCTGTTTCCGATATAGCAAAACTTAAATTAACAATATGGAGTCTTTTATTTGCTGGCAAACCAAAAACAGTTCTAAACTCATATCCATCACCCATTTTTGTAGTAATGCTTTTTTGTTCTACTGTTTGTGTAGTTCCGTAGGTAGGAGTTATAGAAGGAAAAGTTGCCATTATGCTAATAAACCTCCAGCACGTTTTTCTTTGATAAGTTGAGCCTGAACTGCCTGACCAATAACTTGACCTAGTTGTTGAGCATCAGTAGTAGAGCCTTGAACTGAGCTACCGCTTGCGTCTACATTTACTGTAACCATATTTGTGACATTGTCACCACCGCCACCAAGTTGACTATTAGGAATAACAGTGCCGCCCTTAGAACCCATCTGCAATAACTCAGGGCCTCTTTCTCCAACAATAAATGCACCACCAGCATTTACTCTACCTCCCATTTCTTTTTTACCAAATAAACCAGATAAGAAACCACCAAAAATACCACCACCACCTTTTTTACCTCCACCCATCAATGCCCCACCAATCCCAGTGATAGCCTTGTCTAAAGCAATATCAATTAATTTATTTTTGAGATTATTTAAAACACCAGATATAGCTTCACCAAAAGATTTACTTCCATTGATAGCTTCTCTTAAACTACCAACTAAATCACTCCTAACAGATTGCCCAATACCTTTAAATGTTTCTCTCATCTTTTCAGCTTCCTCTCTTGCTTCTTTTTCTGCTGGAGTTATTGCATCAACACTCTTTTTAATATCACCATTAGTTTTTACAATATTATTTTTTGCATCTAATTGTTTATTATTTTCGGCTGTAATTAATTCTTCAAGTTCAAAAAATTCAATAGTTCCATCTTTAAGCTCTCCAAGTTTTTCTTTCAGACCTTTGAATGGATTTTCAAATTTTGGTAAAGCAATATCTAAATTAAATTGTGGCAACTCAATTCCACCAAGTAATTTTTTTATTGGTTCTGGAATTAAATCAACTAATCTTTGAAAAGCATTTCTAAAACCTTCAACTAAATTTTTTGCGGTTTGAGCAACTGATTTTGAGATTCCTACAAAAAAATTTACTACTGGTTGTGTTGCTTTAGTAAATGCCTCAATAATATTATTTCTTAAAGTAATAACATTCCTGATAGTTACTGCAACTACTTGACCAATAACTTTGCCTATAAACTCTGACCTACTTACTAAATCTGTAATTGCTTCTTTAATATTTATCCAACCTTGTTCTAAATTAAATAATACATTTGTTGCCTCTATACCTAAAGCCTGACCAATAACAGTGCCTAGCTGTTTAACAAATCCTACTATTAAACGAATTGGTGCAAGAATACCAATTTCAAAAGCACTTTTAAGAGCTTCAACAGTAACAGCAGTAATTTTTATTACTTCTCTAATCGCAATACCAAACTCAGAGCCTTCTGTTGTCAGATTTGTAAATGCAGCCCCAAGTCTTTGAATTTGCCCTTGTATTGTATTCTGTGCTTGAAATGCCGCTTTTGCAGCAACGTCTTGAGCTTTTGCTTGATTTTCTAGATTTTTATTGAAAGATACCAAACCATCATTTAACAATGGTTGTATTGCTGTAAGTGCCTCAACACTTCCAAATAATTTAGAAAGATTTTCTGCACTATCTCCACCCTTTGCAACAATTTCTTCTAAAACTCCACTTAACCCTTTTGATCCTAAAGCTGCGGCACTAAAATCTATACCAAGCTTTTCTGCGACCTTTGAAGCCTCACTTGTGGGTTTTTGTATTGAAGCAATGACCTGTCTTAATCCAGCAAAGGTTGATTCAACAGGAACACCAGCCGCCGTAACAGAGGATATAGCTGCATTTAATTCTTCAAATTTTACTCCAACTCCAGCCGCTATTGGTGCAATACGACCTATTTGTTTTGCGTATTG